AACAAGTCGGAACAAACCAAGGGGGCTCTCCTCCTGAGCAAGGAATTTGCTTTCCGACGAGTGCTGAGTGGCAAACCAATTACTCAAGGCCCCCATGATCTTTGGGGACAAATGCGCGCGATCGGGCTCCTTGACGGTAAGAATTATTACGCCTTCAAGACGGCGTTTTGCCGGATGGGCGGATATATGAATAAAAAGGTGATCGGGGCTCAAAACGAAGACATCTTAGCTGAGTGGATCGACCACGCTATTTTCAGGGCGACGAAAGAAAAGTGGACTGATTTGCCGCCCAAGCTCTATACGCAACGGAGGTACGACCTTACTTCCTACATGCGACAAACCTACCTCACCATGGAACGCGAATTTGTCGCATGGCTTGCAAGTGGTGATGATGTATCGGTCGAGGCGGCCATCACAAAATATATCAAGCTCGCTCAAATAAGCTCTGGGTTTATCATCAAGGAAGATGGTAAAGTCGAAGAGTTGGTCTCGCCACTCTCCAACCCCAAGATCGAGGCTATCAAAGAGATCATAGACAGCGAAGTCGTTGGAAAAACCATTATCTGTTACAACCATCGTTACGCCTTTGAGATTCTTGAAAAAGCGCTCGAGAGTTACAACCCAGCTTTCATCCAAGGCGGGATGGATGAAAGCTCTCTCCGCTGCCAAAAAGATAGGTTCAACAATAGCCCAGAATGTCGAGTGATGCTCGCTCAGATACGAGCGTCGAAGTATGGACACACCTTGCTCGGCGGGCCGGAGCCTGAAAACCGTTGTTCGACGATGATTTTCTTCGAAAACACTTATTCGCTCGACGATCGGAGCCAAGTTGAGGATAGGTGTCATCGGCACGGACAGGTCGCCGAAAATGTGACCTACATCGACCTTTCCGGAACCCCACTTGACCATAAGGTGAACAACGCCCTACAGATGAAAGAAAATATTTTCCAGGCTGTCTTTTCGGCGATCGGCAAGCGTTAATAGCTGCCAACACCTCGTTTAGCCTTTTTCAACATAATCTCCCGCATCTTCTCCTTGTTAGCTTCCTGAGCCGCTTCTATAGCCCTCGGATCCTTGGTTTTATCTGCCTTTCTAGCCTCGCGAGCGGCCGCCTTTTTAGCAACACGCGGCTCCTTCGGAGTGGTTCTAGCCTCCGAGATGATACTTTTTGGCTTGACGATTGCAGCTTCTGGGACCGGTCCCTTAGAGAATGCCTTAGGATCGGGCAGCCAGCTTTCAGATTGCGGCGTCGTCTCAACCGCTTCTTTAGCAGTAGGCGGTCGGCCGGTCTTTTTCGGTGCAGATACAATACTTTTCGGCTTGACTGCCCTCGGTTCTTTCGGCGTAACCACAATGCCGGTCTTAACTGGCTTCGGCGCAGGCTTGGTTACAGTCCCGCCCTCTGCCAAGTATTTATCCATGGCCGCCTGCTCTTCCGGTCGTAACTTCACCGAAAGGGTAGGAGAAGTTGGCTTGGATATTACGCTCCGCGGTTCTTTCGGAGTGGTAACTGTTTCCGCAGGTTGCGCAACCCTAGATTCTATCTTGGGGGTTTTAACCGGGGGCTCCTCTTTCGGCGCGAGGCTACCCTTTCCCTTAACTGAACGTTCCCCAATTTCCATCTGGATTGGACTAGATGCGTTACGCGCCAGCGAAATGGGGCCAGAAGGCTGTGTCGGCGGAGTGTATGGTTTCGGGGTGGTTGCAGCTGCCTCTTCTGCAGTAGGCGGTCGACCAGTTCGCGGCGCGGTGCCTTGGGATTCAAACGCCTTCCGTGTCGCTTCAACCTTTGCGGCACTGGAGGTGGTTGCTTTGCCCTTATAAGGAATAACTTTATTTAAATCGCGAATATCCTGATTAGTCATAGCTCTGCGGGCTGCTTTTGCTGCGAGGATACCCGCATTAGTAGCTGCCCCATAAGCCATCCGCAAACCCATATAAGCGCCGCTTAACTTTGGTAATGCGGATGCAGTTAAGCTTGTAGCAGCCAGATTGCCAGGATCAAATCCCATTTTGGATAAAGGCGCGCCAGCAACTCTTTCAACTCTGCTACGAACCGGACCGGCTCCGCGCTGATATATTTCAGTAACAGCTTGAATATCAGATGGCTTCATTTTGTCGCCATACTTTTGTGTGATTTTTAGCGCCTCGTCTCGCACTATTTGAGCCTTAGCTTTACCTGTGTTTCTGGCCATTTCAGTTTTAATATTACTTGCCAATTCATCTGCTATCCCGCCCTTAGCTGCCCTTGGGCCGCTGGACAGAACCGATTTGGCCGTATCCCAACCGAGAGGACCTTTCGCAGCCGCATCGGCAACAACAGATTTTCCAACACCGAAACCAGCCAGTCCTAACATCGAACTGATGTCTTCGTCGGTGTACGGATCGCCCGCCCAATGGGATCCTAGCGTGTTGACCTGCTGCGGAACATCAGCCAGCATTCCGGGAACAGCAGGATTAATTTCGCCAGTAAATTGCGGCTGTCCTTTATCGTCGACAACATAAGGTCTGGATATTGGCAATATTGATCCGCGCTTCTCCCCTACGGTTCCAGCGGGTGGAGGCGCAGGCGAAACTGCCTGTACAGCCGAAGCTGCCTCCGCCTGGGCTCTTGGGTCTTGCATCCAAGCTGGTTCGCTCGGCGCAGTAGCAGGAATGTTTAAACGGGGCTGTTCCGGAGTGGAATAAGCTGGATTTGCCGGGGCAACAGGAGCAGCGGGTTGTATAGTCTTCATTGCCTCCGCGATATCCGCGTCAGTCGCGTTATCGTCGAATTCGGTCCATGTGCCGTCGGGGGCCTGAATCCACATTATTGGATCTCCACCCTTTGTTTCTTAACAGGGTCCCACCTGTATTTCTTTGCGCCCGGAGGCGGTTGGGCTGCAGCGGGTTGATCAGCGCCCGTCCCCTCTGGATTATATTTATTGCGCCATTTTTCCAAGGCTAACTTGGCCGGATTTTTGTCCCCCAATAAAGGATCGTCATTCATCAACCCCCTAATCAATTCTAAATTTTCTTTCAAACTCTCATGGCTCTGGTTTGTATTAAAGCTACCCAAGGTGGAAGCAAGAAGATTAAGCTCTTCATTAGACACGTTGCCGAGAGCACCGCCGGTAGGCGAATTTGCCCGCATAGTAGCAAGATTATCAAACGCTACAATGGCCTTGATAGGGTTGAGAGCTTCTTGGAAATCAGCACTTCTCGATCCCGGCTTAATTGATGCAAGTGCTCCCATTGCCCCAGTAATTGGAGTAGTCCATGAATCTTCCTCCAATATCTTAGTAGCTTTATCAATCATTCCAGTAGCAACACCAATACTCTTCTTTTTGGACTCCGCCTGACCCGCCTTTTTCTCTTCCGCCGCCGTCTGTTCTCCTGCAAGTTTAGTTCCCGGCATAGCAACAGCAACTGGCGTATTAGTATTTGGGTCTATAACAAATGATCCATCTGGATTATGTTTATAAGTCATGTCCGGTGGAGGAGGATCATACTGAATGCCTGTCTTCGGATCTACATTTGCCGATGTAGCCTTCGGGTCACGCTTCTTCTCAAGCTCCTTCAACCACTGATCAAAATCAGGGAATGTATCGCCGCGAGCTGCAGCTGCCGCTCTGGCCGCTACCCAATTCTTCCTGTCCGCAGTTGATTCATCCTTTTTCGGTCCGTAAGGCTGGCCCATAGGCTTGCCAGTATTGTCATTGAATGGCTGAATAGTACCGTCGGAAAGTTCATGAAGACTAATTTTATCCGGACCCGGAACATCTTGATCTGGGATACGCTTACCTTGCGAGTCAAACGCAACAAACCCGCCGCGACCATCTGGCTGATGCTCAATCTTGGCAGGAGCTTTAATGCTAGTTATTGGTTGACCATTGTCGATCCGAATATTGGTACCCTTCTTAACAGCAACCTTGCCACCCGCTCCCGACGGGTCATCAACCCAATCAACCTGATTACTCGGAATATCTTTGTCTCTAACACGATTACCCTGTGAATCCAAAGCGTAATACCCGCCAGTCCCATCTTCCTTGTACTCAATCTTTGTATCCGAAATGGAAGACGGTAGCTTCTCATTGGGATCAACCGGCGACTTGTCGTCCGAATATACGAGGACTTTCTTGCCGCCACCAACATCCTGATATTCGGTTCCGCGCGGCTTAGCAGGGCTGATCTCGCGAATAACATCCCCAGTCTTTTGGTCAATCAGAACTTTTGATCCGTCTGCCCTTTCGGTGATCACAGTATTTGGCTTGGCTGCGTCACTAATGAACGCATCGAGCGTCCCACCTTCGAACATGACCTGAACATCCTGCAGCGAAAGGCCATGGGCCTTGGCAATCGCCGGAAGCTGAGTACGCATTGCTTGTTTGCGCGCCTCGTCAGCAGCCTTAGTCTGCAACTCGAACATAGTCTTGAACATATCGCCTTGGCCAGTAGCGCCAGCAGTTTGCTCTGAGCTAGCCAAGTCAATTAATTTCTGCTTATTCTGATCCTGCGCCAGACCAGCTGCGATCAATGTTGCGCCCGAATTAAACATATTTTGGCGCTGAGTGCTCTGCATATAATCGAGATACATCTGCGAAAGGTCAGGAGGAGTCTTGTACGCATCCGGCAACTGTGCCGGGTCCAACGAAGAAGTCTTTATTGCATCTTCCGCTGGAGTAGTAGGCTGAACTCGATCAGGCTGAATAGGGGGCACAACCGGCTGCTGAACAGGGGGCACTATCGGACCGTTCTGGGGCTGCACCACGTCGGGCTGAGTGGCGGCTACCGGGTCCCCGTGCACGGGCTGAACGCGCGGAGCGTCCGATGTTAAGTCCACAGTTGGCCGATTAGATGGAAGAGGAATTTTTCGATTCTGCGGCTTGATTATATCTCTTTTAGCCGCCGTGATCGGATCAATACCACCAACACTAAGCCCAAGAAGAGCGTCTAACAGGCTCATAATTTACCCCATGAATCCAGTAAGCGGCGGCATATCCATCCCCGGAGTATTCAGAGTCGTGCCGTATTTCTTGCGGTTGGCTATTATAGTAGACATTAGTGTCGCAGCAGCTTGTGCGCGACCAGCATCGGCGCTCATCGAAGCACTTAAACCAGACGGCAGCAACTGATCAGCCCCTCCCTCTCGTGGAGCCACAGATTTAGCCACACTTTTGAGAGCATCGCCACCAAGAATACTTTTGACTTGATCGCCGAAAGTAGCCGGAGCGGCTTGAGCTGTAGTTGCTGCCGCCGCCGGGGCGGGAGGATAAGCCCCGGTATTTGCAACAGTTAGAGACGCCGGGTTTCCGTAAACTCCCGGACCAGATTCATTTGCCTGAGCGTTAACATTTTCGGTATACGCCCCCGTTCCCGGAACAACATTGCCAATGGGGGTACTATTCAAAGACACCCCCTTATTGGACATTTTATCCAATACGCCGCCAGCATCGCGAGCAAAACCAGTAAATGTTTCCCCGTTCATAGCGAGATTTTCGCCCAGAGTCTTATTGCGGTCAATGGGCCTGCCGGTAGCTCGCATTCTGGCAACAGTAGATTCGTCCCAACGCCTCAGCGGTATTTTCGACGCTATGTCCGCCTGCTGTTCAGGAGTCGCCTCTAGCGGGGTCCGAGCATATTTGCGACCCCCGAACTCATCCCAAGTGCCAGTAGTTATTTGAAAATACCCCTGCGCCTGCCCAGACGAAGTGCCTTGCGTGGTGTTGGGGATGTTTCGCCCACCACTTTCATTGGCGATCAGAGCTTGCAGAAGAGAAGGCATTTTATTTTCCCAATCCGCTGGTTCTCAGAGCTTTTAATGCTTGCTGCAGCATCTTTGCCTGCTGCATGTTTATGTCAGCCTTCTGTGCAGTCCCGCTAAGCGGCATTCCTCCCCCCATCCCTACAACGGGGGACGCGCCGTAAGCACCACTCCAATCGGGAAGACCTCCCGCTACCGGCGTTACAGGAGCTTGCATCGGGGCAGAGTTCAAAGTCAAACCTTGAGGCGGTGATTGTTGCTGCATCAACATCTGCAACATTCTTGGATCAAATCTAGGCATGGGCATGGGCATTTGTATGTCCCTTACTTTCGAGCAGCCCTTTGATACCTGTCTTCCATAATTTTGGCATACCAATCAGCGTTGCCCAAATCCCCCTCATTAAATTTAGGCAACGACTGAACAGCGTTCCATTTACGCGCAAGTATGCCCTCAGGGGAATATTCCGGCAATATAGTTCCCGGATCCATCACCATTGAAGCCAATCCAGGGTGACTGAAATCTACTGCAGGCCATTTGCTAAATATAGTAGCAGGATCGTCCCCTCGCTTCAACGATTCAGCGATGCTCTGTATCTCGGGAGTCTGATCCTTAAGATGGCTTTCCAGAATATCGTTCATTTCTTTATCAGATTGATCATAAATACTTGTATCCCCCGCACTCATTGACGCCTCTATAGGATCTTCTGCATCTGGATATTTTTCTTTAGCAATACGCTCAATTATAAATTGTTGTTCATCAGCATTTACAACATTATCCGCCCACTTAGCGTAAGACATATACGGATCAGTCCAAGGACCAATGTCTTCTAACCCATGGCTTCTAGATAATATCCCGCCAGTAGATTGTATCATCGGATAACTACGAGGGGCTTCTTTGCCTGTATAGTCAATTATGCCATTACGCAGAGGATCAGAATAAGCATTAAACACTCTAGGCTCGTTGCTTACGTGAAGGCCTAAATCCTCCAAATTTCCTCGAGGAACATCGAAAGGAGTGCTGGAAGCAGTGGAATGAACCATTCTTCGAGCCATCTGAGGAGTAGTGGCGAGCGTAACCCCTGGCATATTCTGTTGAGTAGCAAACGGCCCCATGAAAAACCCCGGCTGCTCGCTATGAACCAATCTGTCTGATTTCGGCGTAGTTACAGTCTCACGCGGGTATCTAGCTGTCCTTCCCATTCCACTTATAACACTTTGCGGCATCTTAACTTCATGATTGGGCACTGGCAACTTAGGCAAGTTAGTATTGCGCTGACCTCCAGCAAATACATCTACATTAGCGGGAACATCCGGATCAGCAATGCGCGGCTCTATAGTATAGATGCCGCGCACAATTGCGTCGGGATCTTCCATATCCCACTTACCGAATCTGTTACGACTAAGCAGCCCGTTTACCACCAGCGATCCTCGTTGCAGCCATTATGGCGGGGCTAACTGCCAGCTTGCCACCCACTCTGGCAACATGCTCTGGGTATTTCTTTTCCACCTCTTGCGCCATCGGGCCTACCGCTTTCGGGTAAGTCTTCGGGTCACCCTTGTACCGATACGAATATATGCTCAGATTGGTTACTGGATCTTTGCCTATTCGCTTAATGTCCGTCTTCATGGTTTCATCGGAAAGAGCAAACAACGCCGGGAGCATCTGCAACACACCGAGGCCAGTAGTTGCCCAATCGGGACCCTTCTCCTCGCTGGTCGACGTCTTCTGGGTGCTCTCTGTCTTGCCGTAAGGCGACATTCCGAGAGACGATAGCAACAAGTTAAGATTGTCAATATCGTAGTTGCGAGGCTCGTCAAATTTCTGACGATTTGCATCAATAACCTTCTGAGCCTGACCTTGGCGTTGTCCACCCGCCGAAAGGAGGCTAGAAACATCCATTAGAGATGATTTCTGTGCGGATTCGCCAAGCCCTTGATATTGGCCGCCCAAAGCGCCGTATCCAGCTGCAGTTTCGCGCTTATTGGTCATGTCGGCAATAGCATTCGCCGTCGCGGTATCCCAACCCTGAGCGCGGAGCTTCGCCGAAAGATCACCAGCAGCACGGGCACTTTCGGCGTTGGTGACACCCTCTTGAATACCATGCCGCGACCCGCCGAAAGCACCAGCGGAAGACGCCTGATCGGCGGTTTGCATAATCGACTGCTGTCGCTGGCGGTCCAAATTCGACATAGCGTTCGACTCAACCTCGGAAGTCCACGGATTGAGGAATCGTTGAATGTCGAGCGGCCCAGAAGCTTGTTTAAGTAAGTCAGAGGCTGAATCAAACGCCCCGGAGGCTTTCTTGTTGTATGGATCAGCAACTCCGATATTTTTCTTGAGCAGATCATAAGCCTGCGTAGTCATCGCGTCTTCGCCAGCAACGCGCGGACCCTGAAACTGTTTGAATGGCTCGGAAGCTATCTTCTGCGCCTGAGCGTAATTGGATTGGGACGCCGCGTCAACCCACGCGGGCAGTTCAACTTTGCTTATCTGAGTAGTTGTAGCTGGTGTTTTAGGAGCCATATCATAATTCCTTCGCGTAGACAGACCCGATCTTTCTCCAACCGGGCTGCGCGTAACTCCACCATCCGTCGCGAGCGTTAGAAGCCATCAACAGCGTCGCGCTAATCTTGTTTGCAAATTCGTACAGCTGCGGGAGAGCCTGAATAGCATCTGATATAAGCCCTACAACCGCTACTATCTCCAGCACCTTTCGGCGCGGAAACTCATTTACCTGCGTAATTACCCAAGTATTGCCTTGAACGAAGCTCTGCATCCTACCATCGTTTATGCGTTCCATCAAATCATCGAGCGTGTATAAATCACCACATTGATGCAGCATTCGCTCCAATTTCTTGGCCATTATCGAGTCTGTGATAACTGTCATATTCATACTGAACTGGCCGTTCCTACTCTAGTAGTATGGAGAGTCCCATCATTCGCGGCTTGAACACTCCATACATTCCCGTCGGGGGAATATACTAAAACTGCGTGGTTCGCCGTTACCCTATCTAATTTATCAGCCGTGTCCTTATTGACAGCAATGATCATATCCTTCAAAAACTGCTGCAACCCAGGAACCCTATTAAACTCCGGAACATTCAGTATCATTTCTTACCTCGTTTTTTGACATCCATCAAGAACGGTCCAACCGTCCACGGGTCTTCTTCCATCATCTGGACTCGCAAACGAAAATCGCGAGATGTCTCGCGGAAATCGACGAACCCATCTCCAGTTACGTATCGCGGCGGCGACGTAGTTTCTACCGGGCTAGATCGATCCATTTTCTTGTATAGAGTAAATGACAAGCAATCCCGATCCGCCGCGACCAGTTCCGGGCGCATCTGATGGAACGTAGACCAATTGTCTCCACTATTCACGTTGATGGTGAATGTCTCTGCCCACGGCAAAGATTCTGGCAGATAGCTCCAGCCGTTCTCGTGAATATACACCTTCGTGCCATCCGACATGATAGGATGAGGGTCCGACCCGTACGACAAAGCACAGGTTCGACTAAGCTTCGCCATACTCCACACATTTCGGCGATAATCTAAGATAGCGGCCCGAACATTTTTGCCAGAAGCGTCAGCGAAAAACCACCATGCCTCTGATTTATTAGTTAAATTTACCATAAATGCATTGTTGATGCAAGCTTGGACGTCAATATATTGCTTCACCCAATCCCAGATTAAACATGGAACCATGCCGGTTCTGGTACCGTCATAAATCCAATATCCGTCGTTTGACGCCCAAATAACGCCCTCTGGTACTCGGATTATGGAATGCGAACCTAGAGGAAGTGGCGCATCAGCGATTTGCTCATAAGAATAAACGTAAGGGAGCCCGACTGATTTTATGTGGTAATTGTTGTGAACACCAGCCATGTAGATGCCGCCGAAAAATAGCTCAGCAGTAACAATAGGAGTGGTCGGCTCGAGGTCGTAATACCCAGCCTTACTATTCACATCTGTAAACAGCCAATCGGTGTCATCCTCTTGATCGCACCACCCGAATTTATCTGTCTTGCCGCCCATGCCAAATAGCATTATATGACGCTCGGGCGTAATCAGGAAAAATCGATTGTTCGTAGGGGCGTTTGGACGCGCTGTAAGCAGCGTTCCAGCCGCAGCAGCCGGGTCCCACCCCAACAACCTACCATCGTAACTCCACATTACCCGGAGTTGGTCACCCCAATTGTCCAGTGAATATATCTCGCCGTATCCCTTGGTGCGAGGCGGCCTGCCAGTTCGCGGCGTCCCGTAATGACTATAACTATACTTAAAATCACCGTAGCCAGCATTCCCCGAGGGGGGTGTGATTCCGCCGGTTGGAGTTATATCAATGAAACTATCTTCAATACTTACATAACAATGTTTTTCACATAAATATGCCGTGTAAGTAATACCACCATTCGTCAACCATCTATGAATTTTGCGGACAGGCGAGGCGAACACTATAGTTTTCAGTGGAACCCAACCGCCGATAGGAGATATAGTATCCCCCTCCCAGCGAATCATGTGAACTTCGCGCCAATTCGAACTATTCTTCGCCTTTGACGCCGTGTTTCTGACGCCAGCAGGAATGTCTACTGGAACCATATTACCCATTACAAACCTGTCTTAATCATGTACATGAACGCCACGTTGCGCGGCCTTGTTTCATCCACTCCGGTTGCGTTTATCGTAGAATTGTTGACAGTAATGGCATGGGTATGATTAGCGCTCTGAGCACCAGTTGTACCACTCACCGAAACAGTGTGGGTATGCGCTCCAGATGAACCCGTAACATTACCATCTGTAACGTAACCAGATCCGCTAGGAGCCAACCCATTACCAATAGTAGGCGTTACAGTAGAGCCGCCCATTGGGTGCGTGTGAGCGCCAGCAGATGAAGTAGTTGACGTTGTATCCGAAAATGGGTGGGTGTGGCCAACACTATTAATGCCGGAAGAAGCAGTATGATTGTGTTGCCTCATCCCATCAGCTTGCGGCACGCCGAGAGTGCGACCCGAATCGACACCCCTTCCACCATCAAAGCCGCGAGCAAATTCGCCGCGCATATCAGGTAAGTTAAACGTGTTAACTCCATCGCCAGCGCCGTAGTTTGCTCCGATTACAGCGAAAAGCAGGGCGTAAGTGGTTCTCGAGATGGCGGACCCATTACACTCCAACCATCCGGCAGGAACTGCAGTTGCCGCTCGCATCGCCACAGTTCCGATCGGCATTGCGTTGCCGATATTGGTTTTGAACGTGTCGAAGTTGGTCTTAAGAATACCATCTATCGACGACCAGTTCGCATTGAGCTTGGTGCCCCACGTGTCGTCGGATGCCCCTATTTCGGGGAGTACGAATGAATAATTAGCAGTTAAGCCGTCGGCCATCTCATTACCTCCAAAACAATATCAATACCAATAATACAACGATGATTAAACCGATAGGAGCGCCGCCTCGCCAACCATAGCCGAAATATGGTCCTCCGCCCCATGGGCCGATGCCACCAACCAATAATAGTATCAGCAACACAACCAGAACGACGTAGAGGATGTTCATGACGCCTCCTTGATTGCCGTTAGGAACTGGTCGTAATAGCCAGCAATCATTTCATCGCAGTCGTTACCGTTGATAATCTGCCGGGCATTAATGGGGTCATCGTCCTCGTCGTTGAAGTACTGGCCGAGCTTAGCGCCAGTGAACCATCCCTCGGCCATGCCGCGGAACATAATGCGCGCCGCGATTAGAGAATCCCTAGCCATCTCAGGATGCTTCACTAAATCTCGATCATCAATAAGGCCCAGAGCAGCGCTAGCGTTGCGGTAATTATCTTCCCACGTCAAGTGAACATCGCCGCGACCGTAATACGGGTAATAATCCTTGCTCTGGAGGTAATCTTCGCCGCCGCCCTCAATGTTTGGCCACATCTTTCGGCCAGTCTCGTGGTAAACAGTTGCCAGCATATAAGCGAGCCATCGAAAATCGGTCATGGGAGTACCAGTTGCCTGATATTCCCACAAGGCAAGTATGACGTTCTGGCCATCAACCTGTTGCTGAGTCAACGCACCTTCGAACAGTGCGCCACGAACATTATTGAAATATATGTCGCGGTCGATCATTTGTATGTTCCGCCCGGTTCAAATAAACGGCGCACCAATTCAGGTGGCAACGTTCGCAATATTGACGCCATTGACATTGCAGGATTCGCAGGTACCGACGGCAATGATAACCCCTGTGTTGCTCCCGGCCAGCGCTCATGCTGAGGTGAAACAGCTAGATCAGGTGAGAACGAGGTAGGAGGTCCTGCAGTTGCTCCCGGCCACATCAAACTAGGATCACGCATTGGCGACGGCGGTGACGGTGGGTTCTGCCACATCTGATCAGGCGGACGCGCCGGAGACTGTGCATCCGGCCTTAGCTGTGGTCTTGGAATTATGTCCCCACCCCCGCCTCCACCCCCAGATGGCCTAGCCGCAGGTGTTGGAACATTATCCTGCGACAAAATTCCGCTATGCATAAATCGCTGCGCCGTAGAATTGCCGAATCCCCCAGCGATATTAGCACTTCGTATTGCACGATCGCGATCGCCGTTATAACGATCCATATTCAACTTAACTAGTTGATCATATTCGTCGCGGTTGATCATGGTTTACCTTCCATCATCTTGCGCACGGTGTCGCAGTTCTCCGCCACCGACAGGAAGCTGCCGTCGGTGAGGCGGACCACGCACTGCACGGCATCGGGCAGCACCTTGTTCGGGCCAGGGTTCGCCGATAGCAACTGTGTAACTTGCCTCGGATTGACCAGCACCACGCGGCCGTCAATCATATGCAACACAATTAAGGCAACAGCGATCGTCATCAGTAAACCCACTCGACCTTGATCAGTGACCCGGCCGCCCAACTGCCTCCGCTGGGGATGATCTGGAAGGCCGGCAGCTGGGTGAGCGCCGTGAACGCTGCGGCGGCGAGATAGCCGTTGCCGAGGACATCGACATAGCCGGTCGCCGCGTTCGTGTTGTAGCTGCTGCCGTGCCAGCGCGCGCCGAACAGCGCCGGGCTGGCCGGCTTGCTGACCATCAGGTCGAGGTCGAACGTCACCGGGATGTTTGTCACGTCCGTAGTGGTAGCCAGCGGCATCCCGCTGGCTGCGGCGGCTACCGCCTTGGCCGGCGACGTGCCGGTCCCGGTGGGCAGCGTGGTGCTGGCGACGCTGTAGTCGGACGCGCCCGACAGGAAGGTCGAGCCGTCAGCGCTGGCGCGCAGCAGCGGAGCCGACGGCTGGGTGCCGAGGTAGATTTTGCCATAGACGCGCGCCGCCTTGGCCGGCACCGGCACCGTGATGTTTTGACCGGCTGCGCCGGTCGGGTTGAACATCTGGTGCTTCAGCCGCCAGACGCCGTTGACGCGGACGTACTCGTTGCCGTCGCTTGGTGCGTCGGCTATCGCTACCGACGACACCAGCTTCCAGACAGTGCCGTCCCACTGCCACGACGGCCCGCCGGCAGGCGAGTAAATCGCGCCGACGGTCGGGGCGTTGGGGAAGTCAAACATCAGCGGTACTCCGTGATGATGACGACGCCCTGATAGCCGCTGCCGCCTACGGCGTTCGCACCGGCAACGTTGACCGCGTATCCGCCTCCGCCGCCAGCCCCATAGGACGTAGCAGCGGCCCCGTCGGCAAATGCCGCACCGGTACCGGCATTTACTGAAAAACCTCGTCCACCACCGCCCCAAGGACCGGGAGCGCCGTTGCCACCGCAGGCACTGGCGTTGCTCGCCCCATTGGGGACCGAGCCAGCCGATAAGCCGGGTGCGCCTGTTGTGCCCTGAATGTTGATGTCACCACCAGTTCCTGCGCCGCCCGTGCCGCCATTGGCGAAGTTCAGCTGAGTACCCGGCGTCATTCCAGCGCCGGGACTACCGCCGACACCCTGCAGCGTATTGACGGTATCGGTATAGCTGCTGGCCCCGCCAGCCGTGATTGCGGGGCCAGCCGCGCCAATCGTTATCGTCTTGGTCGCGGCACGCACCGTCGCATCGACGGTGATCAGCTTCTTGGCGTAGCCGCCTGCACCGCCCCCAGCGGCAGCGCGTGCCGTACCGGCAGAGGACGATCCCGCCGTGGTGCCAGCGCCGCCACCGCCGCCGACGACCTCGATGTCGGCAGTGAGCGTCGTCGCGTCGAATTGGAACGATGTCGTCGTGCCGAGTGCGGTGATAACCGTGCGCTTGAAGGGCGAGGCCAGACCCTGCGGAGCGCCGCTGTTGATCTGCACCCACTGCGACGTGTTGCCGTCGTCGTACCAGATGTACAGGTTGCCGGTGTCGCTCTCCCACCATAACTGTCCCGGCTGCGGCGACGACGGCGCATTATCTGAAACAGATGTTCCAGCAGGCACCGAAACAGGAGACCAATTCGAACTCTTACGAACGTATTGCGTTCCATCGTTAGGTGCTTCACCTATTCCGGGAGGGGGTAACGTCTGCCAAGACTTATCACCACGCCAATATTGCGCCGTGGTTCCCGCCGAAATGGCAGGTTCTTTCCCGCCAATAGCTGTATCCTGCGCGGATTGTCCAGCCACAAGACCCGTTACATCTGACTGCGCAATCGGAAGCGTTGGAGGAAACGTAGCTGGCTTTCCCGGAAGTGTCGCCCAACTAGTCTTGTTGTCCGTAGCCTTTAACTGGGCATCGATAATATCCAAATCAGTGTTGAGCTTGGGTCCCCAAGTATCGCGGCTAGCGCCCGGTTCAGGTTTGGTAAGCCCATAATTGGGGGTTACAGTATCTACCACGACTTATTTGGCCTCATATCAGGACCTTCAGGAATCCATGGCCCTTCGCCATTATTTTCGGCGATCCACCCACCGTCCTCCGGAACATTGGGAATCCAATCAGAATCTCCAGAAATAGGATTCCAATATTTTCCGAGATATTCGTTAGAATCCACGCCGAAAAGAATGGTGGTAGTTCCGTGCAATGAGCCAGTAATGTTTAGCCTGCTATAAACTCCGACAGGAATCTGAACCTGCCCGGTCATGGAAATAATGCCGACACGCAGCAGATCAGCATAAACACTTACCGGAATATATGCCTTAGCGTCAAATAGCCAAACAGGAAGATAGGAGTAAAACCCATCCCCGTAGTCCAACTTGCCGTAGTCAGATTCGCTAAAGTCAGCCATTACGGTAGCGGTTCGTCGGTCCCTATCTTGAGTGCCCCTACATTCCATCGAGCGGTATCTTCTATATCCACCGTCTTTGGTGTATTCACTGGCCACCCGCCATAAAACGTTCCAGCGGACGCGGCGCTCCATATCCCAAAAAATCCGATAATTCCCCAAGCAGCCGTCGCCGTGGGGAACTGGATCAAAGCACTGTTAGCCGCCACAGTAGGATTCGTGCCAGTCTTGGTGAATGCAGCAGACTGTCGAGCATAAGCTCCACCGGCTACTTCATTCAACCCAGTATCGCCGGGATCAGCGGTGTGAAGGGAAATAAATCTCCCGGTAAGAAGAGTATCCAGAACCAAATTTTCGCCGTTGGGAGCCAGCCCGCTCATCCGAATGTCGCCCTTTTCTTGGATACCAGCATCGATCCGCTTGCTTTGGAGAGCTGATTGGTAGTGTTGATAGCCGTAATGTAATCGTCAACGGCCTTCAGCCAAGTTCCTTCGCGTTCATCCTCAATAGCGTACAATGAAGCGTGCCAAAGTGTGGTCAGCGTAAATAGCCGATTATAAAATTTTGAGAGCCACGTTGGGTCGAGTTCAAGAGGAGGAATAGTCTGGTAATATGAAATTTCGACCTCAGTTCCATTTACTGTATCCACATTACCAACCAAAATATAATTACCCACAATAGTATAGTTACCAGAATTGTTGCTGCCGAGAGAATAGAAATAATCTCTGGGAGCGTAGATGAGCGGCTTGCCATTCCTGATCCGAACCGTGTCCAGTTCCAACCAATCAGCCGGAAGCAACACGCGACCAAGCGATACCACCGACCAGTCAATTTGAACCATATGCTTGCAGCGGAGTTTTTCAGATAAGTACTCCTCAGACATTCGAGCCCAAGATGTTACAACGCTATCCGAATATATCTCTTCGCCTAGGTTTAGCCACCCGCGAATAACGCTACAAAAATCTGAGATTGCGCTCATTTACCCACTCGACCTTGCCAAACGCGAAAAACGGCGTTATCGGGATCGTCGAGCCATTTAGCCCAGTCTCGGTCATCCCATTGTTCGCGCATCGATTTCTCGACTACGGTGAGCGGCACCCCTCGGGCCAAGAGCTTGTTGGTCGATCGTCTAGGGTGCAATTCACGCATTATCTGGTTATTTTCGATAATGCGTCCCATATCCATTTCAGTGTGCACGACGAGTCGATCGGGATACTCGTCGTCGGTTATCGAGGTCCTCCTAACCCCACCGCTATCGCGGTATACTCGTTTAATCTCAGCCATAGTATAACACTCCGGTGGGCGGCTGTCAAGTACTAAGGCGAATCACTTAAATAGCTTGCCCAGCTTTTTCTTCTTTTTCTGACGATTCTTCGAAAGGATGCCGGTATGCGATGGGGCATATTTCGGCAACTTTCCGCCGGGATCGTGCGCCGTAAATTTAGCAGCTACGTCCTGCGAAATTCCTGTCTTAGCCGCAACCGCCGGGTCATTTTCGACCGCATGCATCAAGTTGCGTTGCTTTTGTGATTTGAAAGGCATAGTTACCTCCCTCGTATCTCGACATTCCCCCGAACCACGATGATGTGATCCTCCCCTTTTTCGGTTCGGACGAATATGTCATCAGTAGGCTCGAGATTGTCGAACGTCATCGAAAGGCGGTGGCCAGTAAACTCATCGAGCCCGCTAGACACAGTGAAGAATTCCGGATTCGCATCCGTGGGGGAATCCCCGGTGCCGAGGAGAACAATGCGTAGCTTCGCGTTGAACTGGATGAACAACGCCAGATGCGACTGAGCACCATCTGTTATCTTGACGTAATTTTCATCCACAGGTAGGTAGTCGGTCTTGACGGCCATCGTTACCTCCAGAAAAAGGGCGGCCTGCAGGAAGGCCGCCAATCTAGATTTCCATCTCGTGCAGTCGGTTGAGTTACGGGGGAACCCCCGAAACGTGCCGCATTTTAGGTTACGACAGCGCCCTGCTTGATCCCGTTCATGAGAATATGGGCGAGCGGGTTACGCATCTCCACACCCCATTCAGCAAGAATCAGCCTAGTCTCGGCATCACCGATCTTCGCGATAGGATACTGGCGGAAATTCCGGTAGTACCCAAGAGCAACGAAATCAGGATCCAAGAGCAGGCCAACGTCCGACGGAATCCACAAAGATGGCATTACCTTGATCCTACCGAAATCGGTGGATATGATGTCAACCGTCTCAACGACTTCCGTCTTCCCAACAAGCACCTGCGTGCTTGCACGACCCTTGAAGGTAGATACAGTGCGCTTGATTGCCGGCGGAACGATCCACGTATCCGGACGAGCACCGTTGCCGTAGGCGCGTTCCATTGCATCACCAAGCATTACCTCGGTAAGGGCAATCTGAGAAGCACCTGCGACAGCAGCAAAAGCACCCGTAGCAGTTACCGGAAGCCCAGTGATAACGCCGATAACGGCATCGCCAGCAACGGAGTTACGGTCAACAGCACGAGCAATCCAGTGACAAATCGCCTCAGTCTTACGAGCCGTAGCATCGTCGCCATCTGCACGAGCCTGTCTGCTCGACATAATGGTTTCAATGTCCGACTTGAGGATCTTGGATTTCATTGCCATCTGGTGGCCCATTTCGGAGCCCTTACCAGCCGCATCCGCCGCTTCCTGCGAGCCAGAAACAGTCGCATCGCGCGACGAAATCTGACATACGTTGGTCAGACGAACGGTCGGGGTTCCGGCAGCCCGGATCAGCTCGAAACCTTCGAGCTGCGCATTGTTCGGATCGACGTTCGGCAGGTTTTCGGTCTGCCAATCGAAGGTCCGGTTCTTGACGTTCCTACGGCGAGCCAGTGACATGACCGGAGTGTCGAACGGATCAATATTGTAAATCGCGTTCGAAAGGTCTTCACGATTGCTCGTCGTGGAATACGTCGTATAGGCATTCGCAACTTTATTTGCCATGACGTTTTCTCACTTCCGACGAATGATTTGATCGAAGACTGGACCAGCTGCTTCCAACGAGCCAGTCTTGGCGAGGGTTTTCATTGCGTCAGTGAAGCCTTTGTGACCAGTAGCGTTCACAGAACGTTTTCCGGGTCCGGGTGTTACTGACTTAGTGGCCACCTGTTTGGGCCTTGGACGAGCCGCAACGATACGGTCGTACTTTGAGGCTTTCAACAGAATCTGAAGCATTCGGCTATCAAACACGCCGCTTAGCTCCTCTTCTGAGAAACCCTCTGAAAGCGCCGTTCGGCGCATTGCTTGGAGATCCTTTCCCTTACGAGCAGGGTCAGTCCCCCACATCTTTGAATTGATGCGATTAAACCGAGTTTCCTCGGTCTGCGCATATACCTTCAGCTGAGTAGAATCGTGTGCTGATTGCTGTCGGATTAGATCATTACGCTGCTCTTGCAGCTTCTGTTGAAACCCGGCAACCTGCTGATAATATTTCTGAAGCCCGCGAGCCCTGTTCGGATCCTTTTCAAACTCCTTATCCCAATCCGGCTCAGGAGGAACCAATTCCTTCAACTGAGCTTCCATGGTCGTAATAAGCTGGTGGGCGTAGTTGTAATTATTCACAACCTCCGCAGCAGCGGCTTGGACGACTTTGTGATTTTCTGCGACCTCCGAAAGGCGGCGGTGGAAGGTTTCTGTGCGAATGTAGCCTTCGAGAGCTTCCTTGAGCGGAACGGAGGCTTCTTCCCCATCAACCATCACCTTTACTTTAGTGCTGAGATCTAAATCGCCCGCCTCGACGACTTTCTCATCGTCTTCTTCCGACTCTTCTTCCTCGTCGGGTTCCTCTTCCTCTACCTCTTCAGGCTCCCCATCGTCCTCAGGAGCATCCCGTTTGGCATATATCACCTCGTCTGGATCAGAATCATCATCCCCACCGCCTTTATCGGGGGATTCGTCATCCACCTCCAAATTTCCGAGATTTTTAAACATGCGATCGGTGGGCTTCTCTGCCTTCTCCTCTTTCGGAGCAGGCGGATTGCCACGCTGTTCGCTAGAAATCTCTGCGTCGAATGCCTGTGCGGCTTCGTCCATATCATCCGGCATGATAAGCTCTCTTCTGGGCCATCTTCTGATCGTTGATAATGCTGATAAAGTTCAACTCAAACTCCGCCAGCACTTTCAACATAGCGTGCGCGTTTTGAGAATCTTGTGAACCTATCGGCGCGTTGCGCATACGATCAGTGAAGTCCTGTTCCATCTTCTTTAATACCTCTTTGTATAAAGGACTACCAAGAATAGCCCTCGCCTCAGAGGCACGTTCATCAAGCTCCAGTTCCCTCGGCACTCGCCGTTTCCTCCGCCTGATTTTGTTCCATGATGCGCATCTCATTAACATCCACTGAGAACTGCGCTTCGATCTTGGCTGCGTCTAGCATGCTTGTGACCATCAACTGATCGCGGCGGAAATCGTCATCCATCTTCAGCTTTTGCTGATCGGCAATCTGCTTAGTCTTATCCTTCAGCAGCTCAACCTTGCGCTTCTCCATCTCAGCCTGAGCGAGCACCAACGCCGGATCCGGCTCTTTCGGCTGCTGCGCAACCTGCATCATTACTTCCGGAGTGACCTCCTTGAAGTAGCGCTTGGTATTCTTGACATTGGCAATTGCCATCATGTCTTCAACTGTCGCCATAAACTCCTGTGGACCGACCACCGGGTTGCTCACCCCGAACTTCTCAATGACCATGATCTGAGTATTCTTAACCTCGGTCAGAGCCATTAGACGAGCAATATCTGTGCCCTTCCCGAGAGTCGGATTCACCGAAATGCGCATGCTGGGGTCATAAGTAGAGGGGTTAACATCGGCCCACTTGCCACGAAGCTGAACTGTGCGCTGCTGATTCGGATGCGCGGTAATCTCGCGCAAAATGCCCTTAAACAGGGGCTTAAGAAGCGTTTCCGCCATCAGTCGCGCGATCAGCTCGATACGCTCTTGCGCCCCAGAAATGATCGCCTCAACGCCGGTCAGAGAAGTGCTCTGGAGGGCTTTGGGGTCAACACCTTTCGACGCGTCCGAAATGCCAGTACGAACTTGCCGTAGCCTCTCCATAGCTTCGAACATCGTAAAGACCGGCTGGCCCACAAACTGGTGTTGAAGCGACATAAGGGTCTCTTGAGGAACCCCTCTCGTACGAATCCCAGCGCCGATTTCTTCGTTAAGAACATCATCCACGTTCACCATCAATTCGTTGAAAACAGTTCGCGGCCAGATAGACTGCGCAAGCGAGTCGAGAGACCCCCGAAGCATATTAGTCTTAATTCTTTGGATATCTGTGACAAGATCAGCAGGACAATCGCCGATCAACGTGTGCGGCTTCGGATCGGGACAACCGACAGCAAAATTCGCCCACTGAACGGCTTTATCCGCCAATATCTCAAAGTTATCACCAACGACGCATATTTTCCGGAGTTCCTCGATCCCGTCACCATCTTTGTCGATTCGAATATAATACTCCCCATATCGAATTTCGTAATCCTCAAGCGGACTGCCCTCATCCAATCCGATATTTCGGAATATTCTGTCTGGGGAATATGGCTGCGTCGCTCCGGTGTGTTGGCGTAACGTAGTTTCATCATAGCCAGCCGCGATTAGTTCGCCAAGGCGCTTGATGGTGTCGAATCCGATCAACGCCGCATCGTCAACCGTCTTCGCCTTCCGGTCTATTCTGAATTCATCCAGCGGCACTCCGACGATCTTAATCATCGGCTTGCCCACTTCCCAACGCAGCGTTACCTCCATTAAGCCGGGTTGAGATTCAGATGGATTCGTCTCGACCACCTCTATGGATTCGTTCTCCGAAATGAGGAGCTGAATTTGTTCCTGAGTAATATTTTCAAATTCCTGCGTTACGACATCAGTTTCCGTGTCGTTATACCAATGCAGAACGCATGTCTTCGTCGAAAGGGCGTCCTTAAATGCGTCGTGGAGAAGCATGAACCCAGGATTGTCTTCCCAGAACACATACTCTATATATTCCGTAGCCTGCTTAGCCATCTCCTCTTGACCATCGTGGTTCGGCGCGCAGAAAACAATGTGCTCAGGCGAGCAGAAAATGCGAATAAGTGACGGCATAATCGCCATGACGGTATCACGAACATCCGTTGATACAACTGTCGAAGTGGTCGGCACTCCATCTTCGTCAACCGATTCCACTGGTGGCAGATCGCCATAAAAATATTGCAGCAAAGTATCCCGTTCAGGCTGCAACACACTTTCTTCGAACGTCTGGGAATCTTCGATCAGCGCACGAACCAGGAATGTGTATTGTTCCGGATCCTTGGCATCCGTTTCAGAGGTTCCGTAATCCGACCCCACCCCGCTGTTCTCAAAGACGCGATCATCCGGGAGCGGTTCAGGATTCAGGGGTTTATTAAAAACAACGTTCACAGCCTGAGCCTCCGAATACGTCTACGCAACGGCCCATTGAGCGGTATTACATTGCTGCTCCTCCCCGAAAGGGTGCCCAGAGTCATGTTGAGAGCAACTGCACCAATACGAGCAGCGTCTGCGGCGTGCGACGCCCAGTTATGAATGGGTCTACCGGTCTTGCCCTTGGAATAGTTAATCAGGGCCTGTATTCCGGCTTCGCAACGAGTCTGATCAAACCAGCACATGCGCAAGGTGGAACGCAACGCGCTTATGCCATCTTCAACTGAAACCATCGGGCATACTATTATGTCTTCGAGGAAATTGCTCAAAGTATCGTAACGTGTCTTCCCGGTGCTTTGTTCGCGCGCCTTGATGTCGTGAGGCAGAACGTGTCCACCGTAAACGTAGTTCTGGCGGTTCTTAAGCTGCAACGCGTAATATTCCAGCCCCTGCCCCGTGTTGTGGATGCAATCAATAATATGGAGTGACTTCCCCGCGCGTTGCACGAGCCATATGAACGTCTCGTCGTCTATTCCGAGGTCCCACCACGTGAACACTGGCTGGTCAGGCTGCCACGGAACACTGGTCATTCGGCCTTGAAGACGCAGCTCGTTCATTATCTCTGCGTAGTAAGCCCCTTCGATAGGTGCGTTGAAGTCGCACAGCATTTCGCGGGCATATTCGGCGGCGCTCATGTCCTCTGTCATCTCCCGGACTTCATCCGGATCGAGCGCGTCGGTTTCTGTGACAGGTATTACGTGTATCCCCCACTTCTCGGGATCGCGCTCAGCGCGTTTCTTAATTGCGTGGAAGTGGTCATCGCCGTTGCTAGTACCACTTACGATTGCCCAACCACGATAATCTGCCAAGCAAGGACGTACAACGCTACTCCAAGCAGACGGGTTGAGCATAGGAAACTCATCGAGAGCAGCGCCGTCGAAATATAACCCGCGCATACGTTCATAAGCGCCCGAACCACCGTAAAGAGATATCTTTGCTTCATTCGGTAATACGCAGAATAGATCACCCTCCGAAAACTTAACCCCTGGAATGGGCGCTGTGTAGTGTTTCAAATATCCCCAGACCAGATCTTTGGCCTGCGCGAAGCTTGGCCCAATATATGCGTAACGCGGCGGCGGGCTTTTGCGGGTATTTTCGAGCGCCTTCTTAATCAGATGATTTATGATTCCTACCGTCTTCCCCGCGCGGCGATGCATAGTCACAAACAGGAAGCGCTTATCAGATTGGTGAATGGGTTGTACGTGTTTCCTCGGCACGTAAGGAATAATTATCTGCTGCGGCTCTACGGGGTCGCCAACATCTACATCTATTTGAGCAGCGTCAAGAATCATTATCGTCGACTATTTCCCCCTCGATAGTCTTTGGTTCGTCGGGCTTGAACTGCGTTCCGTCGGCCCACCCGACTATCATTGTACCTGATCCGGTATTCTTCACCGAAAGGGAGGGGTTAGAACCCGCCCCCCAGCCTCTCTTCTTTGCTTTCGACGAGCTGAGAACAAATTTCGCCATCTGGTCCTGTCGGCTCTTGTCGTCCTCATCGTCGAGCGCTTCTGATACGATCACCTCGGCGCGATCGATCAGCTGTTCCGTGGCCTCTTCTACTTCCCGAGACAGATATTGGGACTTTACAACAAAATTTCGTAGACGGGCGGACGGGACTTTGAGTATGGAAGCAGCTTGAGTAATATTTCCACGCGCATACCAAATCGCGGTCCTACATTCTTCCACATCAAGGGGTAGCTCGACTGGCCGTTGTGAATACGGCATCGTTGGTAGCGGGAGCAAGTCCAGCGGTATTCGCGGATCAAGGGTCGCGACGTCATTCACCGAAAGGACCTATTCAATGCCGAATGCGTCCTTCATTTCTCCGAGGTTCACCTTGACGCCACCGTAACCGAAAAGGGTAAACTCATTGGGGGCGTCTCTCGGGTATCCGCGAAGCAGTTTTACTATTTTAGCCTTGCTCGCGGCCACTCTCTGTTCTCTAGCATCGGCGAGCGCGTCGAGACGCTCCATTTCTGTCTGCGCCATAGTTTTCTCCTAGTGGTTCTGCAGTGCTCCAACAAGTTGAAGCGTCACCGAAAAGGGGGCTAGGCCGCCTTTGGTGCTGGTATAATCAGGCTGTCCCGTTCGGCAACCTGTTCCGCGATAGTGCTATAATCGCGGTTATATGCCGGGGAGGAGTATTTGTACACTTGCGGGGATGGGTTCATGCCCGCTTCTGTCAGGTATGCCCCGGCTGGCGTCGAAAGTACAACGGGCGGTGCTACAATGGTCGCCGAAACGGGGGCAGCAGGTTTATTCACGGGGGGTATGTTCGTTGCTGTTCCCACTGGGGAACCTACTTCGTCGAGCTCAATCCAGCCCTGCTCTCCCGACTTGAGTTCGCCCTTGAGTGATTCCTGCTCCGCCGCGTCAAGGGGAACCGGTCTGACCAGATTGACGCGCGGGTCGGACGGATCCATCTTTCCTATGGGCTGCAGGTTAGAATCAATCGCCCTCCCGTCCAGAAACATTTGTTCCATTGGGTCTGCCAGCCGGGAACCGAAAGGGGCTATCACAGGGCGGGCTTCAGGGGCTGCTTTGCCCGCAGCCGCGTGCTGTTTAGCCTGTTCACGCTTCGCAGCTTCTTGCTTCTGCTTCTCAGCATCATTCGGTGCTGCTGGCTTCTGCGGGTCCGACATCCTGATTCTCCTGATTAGTCGCCGAAAGGGAGGAAGGGGGCGCTACCGCCTTCGTGAACCAGTGTCGTGCTAGGTCCAATGCTGATATGAAGCTAGACTTGTACTCGCTATCCGGCAATGAAGAGGTTCTCGCCGAAAGGGTATCCAAGTCGGAATGGCCAAGCTTCATCAAACGTTCCTGTTGCGGGGTGAGCGAGGGAACGTCTTCATCTAACATATGGTGTATCTTCGCCGAAAGAGGAAAAGGAGGCGGTAGCGAAATGAGCATAGCACGCGCGCGTGGGGCTGTCAAGTAGGAAGGGGACGTTCGGAACGCGAGGAACTAGGGGGCGGGAATGTGGGGTAGTGACTTTCGAAGAAATCACGTAGTAGCATACGCTAAGCGGAAAATGACGCGCGTCGAACGGGTCCCCTCAACTTCCGGTTGCACAACGCGCAGTTGTGCACGGGGGAGTTGCAAAACGCCCGCCGGGCGAGCCACAACTCCGGGTTGATTGACCCGGCCGGCTCGCCGTGGTAGGATGAGAGATCGGCGCGGCTCGCGTCGAGGCGGCCCGGCGCAACCGGGGGTTGCACAACTCAAGGAACGCAACCATGGCACGTAAGCACAAGACCATCCTCGACAACTCTAAGTTGCAGGAGGATACCACCATCGAAACCACAACCACCAATAGTGAGGCCATTATGACCACAACCACCGATACCCCTCGCGTCCTCGAGGATCTGACCCAGCAGCTGAACGGCACGACCGCTCCGAGCGAGGAGCAGCAGAAGCGCGACGACGAGGAGATCGAATACCAGATCGCGCTGCCGCGTTCGGTCGTCGCCAAGAAGTTCAAGATCCGCTACAAGCTGCTCGCGAAGGAGCGCGGCGACACGACGAAGGCGGCGAAGCGGAGCAAGTGGGACTGGCTCGCGCAGCAGATGGCTGAGCTGACTCTCACCGACAAGGCGAAACTCAAGGTCGCCGAGTTCGAAGAGCTGATGGCAGCCAACGGCATCGATTGCAGCCGCTGGCCGAATCGCGCTCCGGGCTGGGAAGGCCGGCTGAGGATGACCGCCTGCTTGGTCCTGCGCAAGCAGATGGCAGACGCCGCCGATGGCGTTCTCTTCCTCGCAGACGGCACGACTCGCCAGATGCCGGAAGCACAGCTGGCCGAGCTGGTCGCAAAGTACGCCTAGGCCGAAAGGGAGGGCGCGCGAATGCGCCCAACCTCCAACCGTGAAGCGGTTGCTGATGAGGCCAGTTCGCACTCAAGGACGAAGACAATGAAAATGCAGACACGTGAATTCCATGCGAAGCGATTCGCAGGGTTGCGCGAAATGAAGCGCGAGCGCGAAGAGTCGAAGCGCTGGGAACGATTCCTCGTGGATCGTGCCGAATTCGACGAACACCTTAAGCGTACGCTCGATGTGTGGGAAGAAATGATGAAAAATGCAGGAGACAGGTGAGCATGGAAAAGATGTGGATCGAAATTGATAAATGGTTCGGCAACCAGTTGCGTGGAACAATTAAATGCGCAACGCTAGCTGAATGCGAAGCACTTGTGTATGAACGATTCGGCTCAGACATCAACTGGGGCGATACGCAAATGGGCTTCCATATAACGGAAGAGAATGCTGATTACGAAATGGTGTTTGCTGAAGGAGGACCAGAACTATGGGAAATATCCATGTTTGATGATGATGGCATCATAGAATGGAACGAAGAGCTTCTGATAGGAGAAATGAAATGACCCTACTAGCAACACTATTCCCTGCCTATTCAGCAGAGGATTTCGACCTAGAAATAGCAGTCGAAACGCCGAAACGCCTCGTGCTGAATTGGGAACAGGCGAAGGAATGGGTCGAAGCCGAAATACGCGAAGGGAGAGACCCAGAGAACGAATGGACGTTCGAAGAGTTCGACGATGGACGAAGGCGTTCGGCCACTTGGACTCAGGAGTGCAATGAGTTCGGCAGCAGCGAAGAGTGGTTCCTGTTCATCGAAGATGTTCCGTTCTGGAAGGCATCGAAATGAGTCACATGCTGTTCATGTTTGGAATCGTGATGTTTATCATCTGGTACGAAGAAAGGAAGAAGAAATAGGCGAATAGCTTCGCCGAGTGAGAAGCATTCCGAATAGCTTCGTCGAACGCCGAACACCACGAAGGGGTTCGGCGTTCGGAACACCCCGCGAAGGGGCTCAATGTATCTACGAATCGGTTCGCCAAGGAGAAGGAGTGTGCCGCGAAGCGGTTCGCCAAGGGAGAAATATGGCTGTGAAAACGTGTTCGGAACGGGGTGTAAGTACGTGCGAAACGTCGCGCGCCGAAAGGGGTATGGATGTCGAAACGCTTCGACGAAAAGAAAGGAGGGTACGCCATAGTCGATTACTACCGGCATACCTCGCGTTTTCACTCAGGGGGCCGCAGTCCCCCCCCCCGTCACAGTATGACGACATTGCACCCCCCTCTCCTCGCCCGCGTAGCCCTCCCCCCTGTGAAAAAAAGGAGTATTAGAGAAGTAATAACGTACGAAGGTATGGGAGGCGTTCCGAACGTCCTTTCAGCGCCCATTTCGGCGGGGAAAAATTACTTGACGCGTATGCCTCCCCTGTGCTATCCTTCGGTGCGCGCCCCACACAGAGGTCGCTATTGCATAGGAAAACACAGGGTATGGAAGATCGCGACACAAGAAATTACTGGGCCGAGCTTCAACGCGAGAAGCAGCTGCGTGGAAACATCGCCTACGAGTTGAAAATCTTGGAAGAGAGGTATAAAAATCTTCAAATAAGCAACAAATCGAACTGTACCAAACTGTTACTAGCCAGAGGGAGATGTGAGCAGCTTCAACACGAGAACGACAGACTTCAAAACCAACTGAATCGCCAACGTGAAGTGATTGAATCACTTTCGGCGGATCTGAACAAGCTAAGGAACATCAAATGAAAACGATTGAACTCACCGACGACCAGTGCGAACTGATCTCGAAAATGCTCGACATGCTTGATCGCACTTACGAATGCCTCTCCATTTCGGAGGCGCTGAGCAGAGAACACATCGACAAAGACTGGGAACGCCGAATGCTGGAAGCATCACAGGAACTCGCCGAAGAGTTCCCCAGCACGGGATTCGAAGAAGGAGAAAGGCTGAGGATGCCGAAATAAACGCGGCGGCTGAAGACTACCTTGACACGAACGCGCCGCTGTGCTACGATACCAATGGGCCGATCCCGGACCCGAACACAGGAGATATGAACATGGCTCTTTCCTCTTTTTCGCTGACCTCGCGCGTCGCGGGTGAAACCAAAGGAGAATATGCGAGACGCCTCATAGCCCGAAAAGATGAACTAACTGCGAAGTGGCCCACAGCGGAATGGACCCCCGCTTTCGATGGGGTTGTGCTGACATACGAAGATGGAAAACCGCTCGCATACGTTTCCTATCGCGGCGCGTAACAGGTCGAAACCCGCCCCCTTTCGGCGGGTCTGCTGGTGAAGCCAGCACTGAAGATGACCAACACAAGGAACATAGCAAATGGAATACCCGAACTTCGATCACCACGTGAATAACCGCGTGTATTTCATCAATAAGGGGAACACCTACTGGGCGGTGAACGACGTCACCGCGGCTCGAAACGCCCCAGCCAGTGTGAAGGGTGCGGCTGAAATGATGCGAAAATACCCCTCCCGGTGGGTGGCTTTCGCTGACACCCGAGAACAGGCCATCGAAATGGCGAACAAAGACGCGAACAGCTAGGCCGAAACCCGCCTTTCGGCGGGTCCGCTGGTGAAGCCAGCGCTGATGAGGCCAGTTGAACTCAAGGAACATATCATGAAGAAGATCAAGTGGGAAGAGCTAGCAGACTTAGTTCTGCTGCAAGCCGAAACGGTGCGCTGGCTGGAACAATGCCCGCAGCCGCGAGCAGACGGAATATTCGAAACGGTACAAACACTTGTCGACCGTCAGCGCGAAGAGATCGTACTCCTTTCGATGGAGTCAAAAGACGAGGCGCTGGTCGAAACGGTGCGCGGCTTCGTAGATGAAGGCGAGCTGCCCCTGAAGAACAACTGCACTGAATACATGGAAGAGGCAGAATTCTGGGACGCCGTTCTAGAAATGGTGAAAGAACGCATCGAAAGGATCAAGTAAGATGACATACAACGAAGCATGTAAAGCGATTTACGACAATCGCCATGATAAAGCCCTGAGCTGGGCTGTGGGCTATGCAATTGAAGGTATGAAGTATGCCAACAATAGCGATGCAGCAATTTGCCAGTCGCTCTACATCCTCAACAACATTTCGGGGTGGCGTGGCGACGTAGCTAAGGAAGTGCGTGCAACCCTGAAGGCCACCGTAGCGAAAGGACGCTAACATGATACATTTTCACGCGGTTATGATCGACGAAACCGGATGCGAATTCGGCGTGTCGCTCGAAGCGAAGAGCCGTGCAGACGCTTACGAACAGCTGCGCGAAGACTACCCAGAGTCGAGATGCGACCAGCTCGAATCGCGCCAAGACACCGAAGAGCGCGAGCAGCGAATGTATGAACACATCTCGCGCGGCGGCGACTGGGACGAAGATGGTAGGCCCATTTTCGGCGCAGACTACGAATATGACGAAGAGGAAGACGACGAGTAGAAAACTACCTTGACAAGAACGATCGCCCGTGCTACGATACCAGTATGGGCGATCCTAGCCCGAACACAAGGAACAGGCGAAATGAGTGATAACGGAACAGACATCGAAAAGATAGTGGAGCGGGTCAGAAAGCTGCTCGCCCTAGCCAAGAACAATCCGAACGAGGCGGAGGCGGCGAGCGCCGCAGCCAAGGCGCAGGAACTGCTCGAGGCGTATAATCTCGAAATGAGCGACACACACAAAGATGCTCGCGGACCACAGCGTTCAGATCGCCGAAAGGATGGCGGGCTGTACAAGTGGCAGCGAAACATCTGGAACGGCGTGGCGAGGCTCAATTTCTGCCACTACATCTCCATCCGCGGTCTTTCGGCGGGGTCGCAGTACGAACACCGAGTGATCGGTTCTCATGCCAACGTGCTGACGACCGAACTGATGGCGCAGTACCTTCAGGACACGGTTGAACAACTGGCTCAGCGATGGGCCAATGACAACCGGCTCAAGTCGGTGTTCGTCAGGGAGGCGATCGCTTACCGCGAGGGAATGGCTGACCGAATTAGCAATAAGCTCTGGGAGCGCCGAAATAAGATCCTAGAAGAGGAGCAGACGCGGATACGAGAAGAGGCGGCGCAGCGGCACGCTCGCAACGAAGCCGACCCCGGCACAAGCGCTCTCACGCTGGTGGAAATCATCAGCACCGAGGCCGATTTCAACAATGACTACCTGAACGGGTGGGAACTTGGGACGACGGCGAAAAACCGACATGACAGCGAAATTCGATGGAAGGCTTATCAAGCTGAGCAAGAGAAGAAAAGGGCGGCCTACGAAGAGTGGGCCAAGCTCCACCCAGAAGAAGCAGCCCGGCTCGAGGCGAAGGCGCTGCGTGAGGAACTCGAGCGGGAAGCTCGGGATGCCAAGCGTAGATCCAAGTTCCGCAGCGTCAGATCACGGAAGCTGACGCCGGAGGAGGAACGCGCCCGGCTGCCGAGCTACGACGAAGGGTACGACAAGGGCCGCGAGGTAGGAATCGACCGGCAAGTGAATGAAACGAAGCAGGAAAGGATCGGATGAGCAGATTAGTACACATTCTTGCGCGCGCCGCGACGAAAGGCGCGCGCAAGGAAGACTTCACCGAGTTGGTCGCCCTCCTTTCGATGAAGGCGATCCACTTCACTTGGCACCAGATAAAGAAATGGAGAAAAAAGAAATGAGCCTACATATGAAATGCCCGTGCGGCAGCGGCGAAAATAGCTGGTGGGAACATGATGCGCGGGGCATTCCCCTCGCGCGCATATGCGACAAATGTTACGAAGAGCGCATCACTAAGACGTACCGCCCCGATGTGTTAACCGATTCACAATACTGGGCAGACGAACCCATCGACGGCGACTACAACGAATATCAACCGGAAGACTACTGATAGAAACATACCTTGACAGGTACGCCACCCGTGTGTTATCATGCGGGTGGCGATCAGGAGACCGTATGGAAGACAAAGTGAAATACTGGGCGGAACGCGCCTCAATGGACGCAACAGACGTTGCGATCCTGTTCCTCCACGGGCGATATGAAGAGGCGCTGAAAGCGATGCGCCAACTGAACAACACCGTGGATAACTTCAAAAAGGAGAACCAAAATGCAAATCACTAGGAAGTCGATGATATCGGGGAAGATTCACACGCTTGACCTGCCCATCACCGAAAGGGAGGCGCTGGCATACGAACGCGGCGCTCTCATTCAGGACGCGTTTCCCAACTTGTCGGCAGCGGAGCGCGAATTCATCAAGACCGGAATCACCGCCGAGGAGTGGCAGGCTACTTTCGGCGAGGATGATGAAAAGGGCGTGGGGGTGTAAATGGAACATTACGCGATGTGCCCCATTTGTAATAAAACATTCAACACCATGGTGGAGAAGGCGGTAAAGATCACGCTGGACAGGACTGTTCGCTACGTTCATTATTCGTGCGCGCAGCCCATCTTACTGGCGGATAATGCCCCGCCTCCACTGAAACCCAACGGGGATGCCCAAGGAGCACTGAAATGAAAGTAGTTCAACTACGTCACGCGAGGCCGCTCGCCTTGCTGACCGATTCGTTTGCGTCGATGAAGTTGATACAGGATGAGCTTCTGCGCTCGAAGCTTACCTATACGGAATTAGCTAAGCGAGCGTCTGTTGCGAACTCCACGGTGTCAAACATAGCGATCGGCCATACGAAATACCCGCGCATCGAAACTATTATTCGCATCCTCGGTGCGCTGGGTTGGACCATTCAGGCGGTGCGGAAGGAATAATTGACACGGTGCCACCGTACGTGGTAAAATGAAGGCGCAGTAAAACCTAGGAGAGAAATATGCCGACTGTAACTCTGATCGAAGCCGTATCTGGCGGAGACGACACCATAAAGGTTTCGAAGGACGGGACCGACACTATATTTGAAAGCATCGAGGATGCGGCTCGATTCCTCGGCGAAGACGAGGACTGGCTCGAATCGCTGCTCGATGATGCTGATTACAATCGCGAAATAGACATCGATTCGGCCCACGACTTGGACGATGCAGAAGAATCTGAGGAGGAAGAGGAAGAGGAATAGGAAGAGGAAGAGGAAGACGAAGACGAAGAAAACAAAGATCCCGCGTAACGCGCGGTGAGGAAGGGACCGATTCAAACCCGGCAATGCACTTGCGGACAGGTCTTCGCGTCCCGCAAGGACATGCTTAGACATGTCGAAGAGCTAAACCCGAATACGGATCGGTCCCAACCCCCACCATTGAAATGGCCCCACCGGGACCCTTTCGATGCTAGGGAGATTCCTAATGAAGAAATACGCGGGTGCGGTGATTGACGGCCCTTTGATGGGGCAAAACATCATTAAAGAACATAAAACGTTCAAAGCTGTATACGTCTCGAGGAAAGAATTTCTTAAATCGGATATTGAGGAGTTAAATCCGACGAGAGTCGTGTACGAGTTTGATAATAAAATGCAAGTGTGGAAGGTACAAAAATGAACCGAAATGAACCTGAGTTAGTCGTCGTTCCAAAAGAATTGTACTACCACGAAGTTGCGTATGTTCGTGGCTTGGAGGCTGCTCTCGCAAAGGCCGAAGCCGTGCTCTCCCGTATGAGCGCAGAGCAAAGCAGAGATAATATCGCCGCTTTTGATGCAGCGGTCGCGCATGGCGAAACGAAGCTTGCTCTCGCAAAGGCTGAGGCGCGCATCGCCGAATTAGAGAAAAAGTGTGGAGAACATGAGAAATGAGTGATGTCGTTGAACTACTCAAGACGCTCAACCCGTCTTCGCTGCGGGCTGATGCGGGCAAATTTGAGGCGAAACTAACGTTTGCAGAACGATGTGCTGTTCTGGGATGCCACAAGGTAGGCGTGAACCGACGTCTTCTTGCTATCGCTTTCGGCGTCAACCGACGAACGGTAACGCACATCTATAATGAAAAATCGCCTCATTATCGCTCAGTGCGAAGTGAATATACACAAATGGGTCATGACGCTTTCGTCGAAAAGTACGTGACCGACTACATTTACAAGAAACTGAAATCTGTGGAGGAAGCCGCCGAAAATCAGGCCATCCTAAATGCTAAGGATGGCGAAGCAACGGTGATGGATACGAATCTGCGCGAGCCATCCAAGATGCGAACCCGCCACGAGGGGTTTCATACGATCCAGCCATCGCATTGTAGCTATTCGCATCGCATCGAAATCAAGTGGGTGAATAGCTACCTAGGCGAGGGGTGGTATTTCCGCGACATGGATGGGCCTAATCCCAATGAGTGGATGAACAATGGGCCAGAATCTATTCTATCGAGCACGGCATCGCTTCACGGCGCAGAGCAAGAAGTAGTCGATGTCATTAAGCCCTGAACACATCGCTGAACGAAAAGGGGATTGACAGGGCCAGCCCGACGTGTTAAGATACGTGCGTAGCTAAGGGCTACGTCAACTAGGAGAACTGAAATGCCGATCACGAAGTCACTGGCCAAGAAGGCGCACCGGATGGTAGTCGCGCTCGAAGAGCAAGACGGTCTTGGAGTCGCTTATTGGGAGCCATACAAGCTCACCATTTGGGGCATAAATCCGGCCGAGGCCCTCGAACAGATGGCGGCAGCACAGGAACTACTCGGCCGTGTTCCTGACGCTAAATTCCACCACTCGCCCGACAACAAGCGGCTGGTGAACGCTGAATATGGCGGCGATTGGCTCAGCGATGCATACAGAACGCCGCACGAGCTGCTAACCGAATACCGCGAGGAGCAGGTATTTGGACACGCGTTCGACCCCAGCGCAGAGGAGGAACTGCCCGGCATCGAGACGATCGCTCCGGACGAAACGCCGACCATCATGAATATTGAGGTAGAACGTATCGGCGGCGTTCCGGTCAGCGGTGCAATCGCCTACAAGGAGGGGATCGCCTCTGCCGACTGCCCGTACGATAGCGAAGAGCAGTACGACGAGTTCGAGCGCTGGAACAGGGAGTGGGACGAGGCGGCCGATCTCCACGAGGAAGAGGAGGAGAAGCCAAGCGGGTCCGTGGTGAAGGACAAGTATCGAGCCATCTACGCCGAAAGGGGGCACCCCGCCCATTGCGGCGACTGGCTCGCGGAGATCCTCAACAATCTGTGCATCGCGAACGGCCAGACGGACATCGGGCGGTTCAAGGCGATCATGGATGCCAACGGGATCGACATGAGCAAGTACAAGACCACCGGGAATGGCTGGCAGGGGCGATACAGAATGACCGGCCGCAACCTGCTCGCCCGCCGTCTCTTTTCGGCGGAGTTCCTGCTTGCACCTGACATGAACGGGGACATACAATCTTACCCCGTCCCGCAGGAATGGAAGAACGCACAGACGTTCGTCCGGGAGGCCCCGCGTGTCCAAGAAGCCCAAGCCACCGCTTGAGTCGAAGGCTGAGCTGACGAAAGAGATACTGCGCCTCGTTGAGGCGCAGTTTATCTGTGCGAGCGAATCAGCTGAGTATCTACTCCAATACTTCTCTACTTTTGACCTGCTTCTGATCAGGCGGGAACTCAAGGAACATGAAAATGAAAAATAAAATGACTGAGGAACAGATCGACGTTCACGTAAATGAAATGATAGCGGGGACGATACGAGGTACCAAGGACCCAAAAGAATATGTGCACACCGTTAGAATGCTGGACAAAGTTTACAGGCCGTTCTGTAAATTGGCCTACGACATAGGCGATCAAGCGTGGGACGGAAAGATACCCATGCCCAAGTTGTTCGACGCGGTGGTCGATTTGACTATTTTGCAGATTTATCATACCAGTGGTTATGTTACGGGACGCGAACAGCTAGATTTGAAAATCCGGTTCATTAACTCGTTTTTTGTTCACATGGCCGAGCGCATGGGCGAATTGCTCGAGGAAGCTTACCCCGGCGAAGGGGTAGCGAAGATTGATATTAAGGATATAATTAAGAAGCTTGGGGAAACCACCCATTGAACCGCATGGCGGCCAGCGCCTCACTGCAGGGCAGCTGGCCGCGCGCTATGGCTACGCCTGTCAGCGGCGTACGTACGCCACGACGGTCAGCACGCAGGCGGCCCAGTAGGGCCTACCAGCCCTAGCGCCGCTGGCGTACGGGTCCCCGGCCACGGCATAAGTTGCTTCAATAACGGACACCTTCGGAACCAACTGTCTATACTTGACACGCGGGGCGGGCCATGCTATAATGGAGCCCTCCTAGTGGTTAAGGCGGCGGCCCGCGCGCGAAATTGGGTCGCCGTCTCTTCTGGGAGGTCGGCCACGAGGGAATAATGTTCAATAAGATCGCGGGCGGGTTTGTGCTCAAACCCGAAGACGAGGTTATTCTAAATGTCCAACGCGCCATCACCAAACAAATAAATGAAAGCTTCATCCAAGTCGGCGCTATTTTTCTTAAAACCTCCTCCAAGAATCCGTACGATTCAGATTGGTTCAATCGCAACTTCCGCGACACGAACCTTCAAGAATGGATCGACGACCCAGAAGCTCAGTTATACAACGTAGGATTTAACCTTCAGCTCGGCTGGGTCGATATTGACATCGACGCGGACGATCCAGAATATAACGAATGTATCGTGGCTGCCCTTTCGGTGTGTGGCATCGACACTCGTTTCAAATTCGGTCGCCTTTCGGCGGGGAGAGCAACCCACGTAATGGTTCAGCTCAACGAGGATGAAGCGACGAACTATGACTTTTTGAAGAAATTTGAGCCTAACGAATTTGTGTTGGGGAAAAAGCGATTTAAGACGCAAATACGTTCATACTCCATGAATACAAATAAGGCTAATGTTGCTAAGGAAGCCAAGCAAACAGTTATGCCCGGTTCAGTGTATGTCCATAAAACGCAGGACAACATTTACGACATGTCTGTTTGGTACTCATCGAAAGGGGGAGTGGCCAAGATGGTGTCGGAAGTAGCTGCAACTACGCCGCGCCGCGCCACATTTAACTACATCATTCGGGCTATAGCATTCGGGACGATGCTTTACATAGTGCGCCCCCATTGGGTGTCAGGAAGCAGACAAATAGTGGCACAGAAGGTGGCGGGTTGGCTGGCCCGAGTGGTGCGCGAAGGTCAGGCGCTGAATAACCATGAAGGTGTCGCCGACGACGTGTTCTGCCCAATTGATTCCGACGGGATCGCCGAAAGCCTGCTGGGATTCATCTGCGACCAGTGCGGCGATGATGAAAAGCACATGCGCATTCGCACCTACGGCGATGCGTGCGACAAGATCGAGCGAAACCCCGACGCGAAGATACCCGGCTGGCCCTCTATCGAGCAGCTTTTCGGTGGAGAGGCTGTCGCCGCGTTACGCACAGTGTTCATGCCGGGATCAGACGTATCCGTCTTAACCAAGCTAGCTGAAAGGTATGTTTATGACGAGAGTGACAATAAGTATATTGATCGAACTAGATTCTTCACTTCCGGAGGCTTTGTCCACGAAGGGAGCGACCTGGAAAGACGTCACAAAGGGGATAAAATTAGAATTGCTGGAAAGCCTAAAGAAGCTTTCAAAATATATGAATCCAGCGACATGCGACGAAGAATCGGAGCCCGTGACTTATATCCCGACTACCCGGCAGGGGGAATATATCGCATTTCATCACTCGGACAAATACTATCCGATGACGATGACAGTGATCGGACGGCCCTTACCACCTTCAACACGTGGCGAGGATGGCCAATCGCCAGAGCTGCCACCGTTGATACCGGATTACTCACAAAATGCGTTATTTATATCGACCAACTCCTAGGGTATTTAAGCCGCGATAATGTGCATCAAGTGGAATGGTGGAAAAAGTGGTTTGCTTGGATCATTCAGCATCCTGGAATGAAGCAGCAAATTGCTCCCGTGATCGTTGGCGGACAAGGAGTGGGCAAGTCGTTCCTAGGCAACGTATTTGTGAAAGCTTTGCTGCGGAGCCTCTGGGGAACAGCATCGCCGAAATTACTGGAGGGACAGTTCAGCGTCGAGCCATTCATAGACAAAATGGTTGTGTTCATCGACGAGGCACGGTTCCATGGCGATGCGAGCACCGACGAAATAAAGAAGCTAATCCGTAACGTCGAGATGGGTGGAGCCGAAAAGTACCAGTCGGCGCGGACCTATCGTATTTTTAGCCGAGTCATGTTTGCTAGCAACCGATTTGACATGAACATAGGACAAGCTAACGTTCAAGATCGCGCTCTGTTTTATATGAAGGCATACGATCGGGATTTCCTCCGCATGTCCGCTGTCGAATTTCGGCGATGGGCAGAAGGACTCAAGCCTTGGTTTGACGAGTTCATGGGTATGCTTGAACATAAGACGGTGCTTGAGCATTACATGCATTACTTTCTCGAGCTACCCGTGTCGCGGCACGAAGTAGAGAGCGTCGAGCATTCTAGCAGTCTTGACCCTGACATCGTTTCGTCTAACATGTCGTGGGCGCGTCGAGTCGCGAAATATATCATCGAAGATGGCCGCATTCACGAGGACCTCGATATATCGTTCCCATTTGCCATGACCGATCTGAATCGCCGCGTCGTAGAGATATGCAAAGAGCTTGGAATGCAGCCAATCAACGGGCAACGTGTTTTAGCGGAGTTTCAAGAGGCAGATCTTATCGAAACCTACGCCGAAAAAGGGAGAAATCATTTTAGGTTCACACACCGCATTGGAACTATCACTGAGGTTTTCGGCGATACGATATCTGTGAAGCTGGAGCCTAGGTTTGAATTTGCCCCCGACGATTATGGGAAGAATACGTGTACATTGGAGGATAGACCATTATGGCGCGGCGCAAACAGCAGGTTGATGCAGAAATTCTGAGCGACGAGGTTAAAGATATTATCGATTTCCAAAAAGAGTCCGCTTTTGACCACCACGAAATGGCAGATTGGCGTGACTCATGGATGGCTAAAAAACGGGATAACATACAAGCTATTTCAATGTTTATGGACCGTGCAAGACGTTCTAGCAGAATAGCCCGCACACTGCTGTTCGCTCTCCTGAACACCCCAGGTGGAAGGGGTACTTGACAGCGTATCGACCACGTGATATAGTCATGGTCGGCATCCAGTAAAGGAGTAACCAAGATGACCGAAGAGACCGTGAATACCGAGACTACCGAAAACACAGCCCCGGCCGAGCCGAAGTCCACTAAGTCGATCGTTCCAGCGAAATACGCTGGTCGATACAAGGCCGGTGGTTCCGACGCCCTCGCCTCGTTCATCAACGAGAACTGCAAGGGCAAGGACGGGTTCGAATACCCAGCCTTTTTTGAACTGTGCAAGAAGAACGGAATCGACGCCGCGAAGGTCGACCACTACGCCGAGCAGGTTGGAGCCAACCGGCACGGTTCGCAGGGTCGGTCGCGGATGACGCTCCGAAATATGCTGGCGACCATCGCCCGCAAGAACGGCAAACTTCTGAACCTCAAGGGCGAGGAAGTTGCCATCAATCTGCCGAAGCCAGCTCTTAGCGGAGCCGCCGCCAACGTAGCCGCGAAGGCTGAAACTTCGGCAGAACCCAGCCAGTTCTGATCCTGTCCCCTCCGGATTACAGGACTGTTCTGGTAGCGGGGACCTCGAGAGCATTCGGGGTCCCCGCATCTGTATTCAGGGTATGAAGGGGGACTTGACAGCGTAGCGCCGCCGTGCTATAATAAAAGCACGATCGGGGCTGTCCCTTTCGGTTAGAGAGCAAGAGCAATGCAACAAGAAACTTTAGAACGCCTAGAATTCGCGTGCGGTTACCTCTCCGGCCTTGCAGGCGCAGTGAGAGTGGATACCGAAGCAGCGATCGCCTCGCACGATCACGTAGAACTCATCCGACATTACAATCACCTCCGCCTCGCCACAGCTCGCATCAAGCTAGCCCGCGAAGCCCTCAATGATATGGAGGAAGATCTGTCGCGGGTGAAGGTACCTGAGATCATGAAAGAGCACAACATCAAGACCATCCATATCGAAGATGTGGGCCGCGTAACAGTGTCGTACAGATTTTCGTGCAGCATGTTAGACAAAGATGCGGGCCTTGATTGGTTGCGAACAAACGGTCATGGGGGGATTATCATCGAAACGGTGAATTCATCAACGCTCAGTGCTTTCGCTAAATCTCAACTAGAAGAGAAGGGCGAAGATTTGCCAGATCTCATCTTCAAGACCGGCACCAGCCCCTACACAAGCATTACAAAGGTGAAATGATGAGCAACGATCTGACCAATCCGCTGAACGCGGGTGTTCCTGACTATCTGCGGGACATGACTAAGCACGAGAAGATCGGCAATTTGGACGAGTCCGATCGTATAGTTCCCCGAGTACAGTTGCTGCAGGCCATATCGCCCGAAGTGACTGAGTACGACAACGCTAAGCCGGGGAATTTCTGGCACAACCTCGCCGCCGAAAATCTGGGGCCGAAATTGGTGGCGGTCCCGATCATAATGCGCAAATCGATGGTGCTTTGGGCTCCGCGCGGCGACGAGCGTGGCATTCTAGCGCGCAGCAATGACTGTGCCCATTGGGACCAGCCCAACATGGAATGGACCGTGAAGCCGAAGAACTCCCCCAAGCCGGTGATCTGGCGAACTAGGGGATCGGTCGCCGAAAGTGGGCTGGATAAGTTTGGGTCCAGTGTTCCTGAGGACCCCAATTCGGTGCCAGCCGCGAGCCTAACGTACAACACGCTGTGGGTTCTGCCGGAGTTTATACACTACTCCCCGGTGGTCATCATTAACACACGTTCCAGCCTCAAGCCGACGCAGCAGCTATACAATCGGATCGATCTTCGGCCGGTTGCGCATTACGCGCAGCAATGGGAGGTCGGCATTGTACAGGAAAAGGGCGCAGAAGGCCCGTACTTTAATTACACATACAAGGCTGCCGGATACCCGACACAGGAAATAGCCGAGTACTGCAGAGCGCTATACAATAGGTACCGCGAGATGAACTGGGTGCCGAGCGACGAGCGCGAAACCGACCCGACAGATGGTCGAAACGGCGGCGGCGGCGGCACCACGAAACACGTAGATCCCGACATGGCCTCAAAATTCTAGTGTTGGGATAGGGGTGGGCGGCGGTTTGTTCCTTGACGTCGCCCACTCCGCTTTTCGATGGTTGAATTAATCATACTGCAGAAGTTATCCGAAAATGGCGCTACCAGTTATCAACTGGCCAATTACGCGCAATGTTCAGTGCGCTCCGTTTATCGGTATATCAAAAAATTGCGAGACAAAGGACACAACATAGTATCCCATAATGGGTATGGAGGTGGATTTTGGCTAAGAGAGGCTCGCCATGGCAAACGAAATTAACCCGGAACTCGCGCTTCGTATCGTTCGTGAGAGCCCCCTTATGGCGTACGACACAGAAACCACGGGTCTTGGGGTTACGGATACAATATGCGGATATGTTGTCACGGATAAAGACAATTCAATTTACGTTCCCGTCCGTCATGAAGGAGGGGGAAACGTTCCCGATCCGGGAGCATTCGACGCTGCGATCGCTGCGGCCTTTCGCGATAGGGCTCGCCTTGGCTATCATACTGTGGGCCATCATCTGGGTTTCGATTTACGTGCTTCTCTACGCCACGGAGTTGCGATAACCGGCCCGTGCGAAGACACGATGATCAACGAATCCCTAACCAACGATTTAACTGTGGGTTACAGCCTTGATGAATGCGCCCCCCGGTGGGGCGTTCAGGCTAAGAAAGGCGCTGAGCTGTACCAACTACTCGCGTCCCGTTTCGGCGGTCTGCCCGACAAAAAGACAATGGGAAAATTCCATAAGCTCGAAGGTGACCACCCGTTAGTTGTAGATTATGCAACCGGTGACGGTATTTCGACGCTCCAACTGCGAGAGGCACAACAATCTAGAATTGATGAAATGAATCTGCGCAAGGTGTGGAAGCTTGAATGCGACCTACTCCCTTATCTGGCACGAATGCATCATCGCGGCGTCAAGATCGATATGGAATATGCCGTGAAGGTCAATGCCGACCTAGCAGAAGCCATCACGGAGATGGGAAAGAAGTTCACGCCGGGGTTCAACGTGCGCTCGCCGAAAGAGGTAGAGGCCCTCTACCGCGCGAATGGCTACACAGACAGTATGTTCAACCGCACCGAAAAAGGAGCGGTATCCTTTACAGAGAGTTGGCTCGAGACTAATGAAATCGGGGATGCCATCCTTTCGGTGAGAAGACTGGAGAAGGCTCGTGATTCATTCGTCGCTCCACTCATTGATACCAACAACGTGGAAGGCCGTGTCCACGCAATCCTCAACCAATCTAAATCAGACGATTATGGAGTCGCTGGAGCAAGGCTATCATGCTCTGAGCCCAACTTGCAGGCTATTCCTAAGCGACGTATTGAGATTGGGAGAATTGTTCGCCGATTGGTCGTTCCTGATACAGGAATGCTTATTGAAGAAGCCGATGCTAAACAACAAGAACCTAGATTATTTACGCACTACTCGGAGGATCCTGCCCTTATTCACGGCTATCGAACCGGAGAATTTGACATCCATGACCGATCTAATGAGGTCCTTGGGCTTAAAGATCGTGAAAGAGCGAAAAGACTAGGAATGGGGATGCTGACAATGATGTCGGCCCGAACCCTATCAATCCATATGAGATGCTCGTATGACGAAGCACTGGTTCTCCATAGGATGTTCCTTCATGACGCCTTCCCCAAAATTAAAGATTTCCAGGACACCGCAGTTAGTGTATATCGAAATCGAGGATATGTTCGTTCAATCCTCGGACGGGTTGCTAACTGTGATAGTCCAAAGTTCGGATATCGAGCCGTATCTCGAATTATTCAGAACTCTGGAGGAGATCATATCAAGACCTGCATGCTCCGAGCCAACCAGTATGAAGATGCCTATCCTGATAAAATTCAAATGCTCCTCAGCATCCATGACAGCATGATATGGCAACGCCAGCCTGACTTCGATAACGCCGAAATGGTGAAGGTACTAGAAAACGTACCCAACGAGCCCGATTTCAAGCTAGTCGTTCCGATACCGTTCGAAGTAGGGTCCGGAACCGACTGGGCCAGAGCTTCCTACGGTTCCAAGCTAGATAAGTTCAACGACTGAAGTACTACTTGACAGCACGCATCGCGCGTGGTAGGATGGATCAGATGGCGTACCGCGAAGAAAGCTACAGTGAATTTGAGGGGAAGATAAAGTGGACAGGCGACAAGTCTCGCATGATAGAGTTCACATTACCAATAGAGGACGGGCATCATCTTTATTTCGTTCCCAAGAAATGCATACAAGATTACAACGAAACCGACGGGTCTGGCAATTTTTTATTCCGTATATCCGACTGGTGGGTCAAGCGTGCTCACGATTTCCGAGCAGATGAGAAATGATAGACGAATCCTTCTATAAGACCCACATGGTCAAAAACGTTCGTGCGAACGGCGGATACGCGCGACGATTAGAAGATAAATACGCTGTCGGCCTGCCCGACACAATGTTCATCCCGAAGGGGTACCCGGTATTTATCGCCGAGGTGAAGCTAATTAAAGGCACCATATTCCGTCCAACCAGCCGCCAGTACATTGAATTGCGCCGCATCAACGACGCGGGCGGCGAGCACGTCTACGGAATCATGATTGGTGTCATGAGCGGAGTATTTTTCTTCCACGAGAACTCCGGCGAATGTGTCGTCCGCGACTGCTTTTCGGTTACGAGCGGCGCTCCAATGTCGTTCCATGACCAACTAATTCAATTTTTCAACGGGAGACTGAAGAAGTGAGTAACAATTTAGACATAGCCAAGAACATAATTCTCGACGCGGGCCGAACCGTAGTTAAAGAACGGCCTGGGGTTCACGGATCCGCTGAAAATTCGTTCCAAATGATAGCCGACATGTGGTCGACTTACATCAACCACGCACATTATGCGCGAACGTTATCAGTTGTTAAAATACAATTGCGTCCTGCCGATGTGGCGCAGATGATGGTTTTGCTGAAGCAATCGAGATCGATTTATGGGAATCCTCAAAATCGTGATAATTTCATTGACGCTACTGGCTATTCTGCTCTCGCCGGGATGCTGCAACTCACTGAATCCAATCTAGCCGAAAATAATAAGGAGGATGACGAAGATGAAGGCCCTGATAGAAAATAGAGGCATCCATGCCATCGTAGACGGCCAGTTCGGATCGACCGGCAAAGGTACGTTTGCATATTGGCTGGCTAAGCAGATCGCCGCGAATAATGTGTACTGCGAAGGCACCATATATTCTGGCGGCCCCAATTCCGGCCACACGTTCTACCACGAGGGGGAGAAGCACGTCAATAAACAGCTCCCCACCATCCCGGTCGCGTTGAGCCTGATTACCAACCGTATTCAGGCCGCCTACCTTTCGGCGGGGGCAGTTATTAATCCCGCAGAGCTGTTTTCCGAGGCGCATAGATATTACAAGGTGCAAATATTTGTGCATCCTAATGCAGCCGTTATTCTACCCGGAGATCAAGCCGCCGAAAGTGTAGGGTCAGTTGCGGAAGTGGCAGGAACCCGATCAGGAACTGGGGTTGCCATTGCCGGTAAGGTGTTGCGCGAACCAAATAGGATATGGCGCAATTTTGATAAGGCTGGGATGCCTCCGAACGTTGTGACGTTGAACCACCGCATCAAGCCTGAAGATAGGGCGTATTTTATGGAGGTTGCCCAGGGTTTTTCGCTGGGTATCAATCAGCCATTTTATCCGAAGGTAACATCCCGTGAGTGCACCGTCGCCCAAGGGATGGCTGATGCTGGCCTGTCGCCGTATCACCTTAAACGCGTTTATATGTGCATCCGCACATTCCCAATCAGGGTAGCCAACGTGGATGGGTATTCATCGGGTGATTGGTATCCTGATCAGCGCGAAACCAGCTGGGAAGAGTTGGGACAGGAGCCCGAGATTACAACCGTGACCAAACGTATTCGGCGCGTGGCCACGTTCAGTCAGAATCAGATGGACGATGCTCTATACGCCAACCATCCAGACTTTGTGTTCGTCAATTTTCTCAACTATTTGTCGCTAGAAGCGCAAAAGGAGTTCCTAGATGACCTCAAAACAAACAGACCGTTTGGAGTCCAACCCTTTAGCGTCATTGAGGGAAGAGGGCCTGGATACGAGGACATCACTGCCCCTGCCGATTTACAAACCATTCAGTACCACAACGCTGGATCTGCCGCCAGCGCTGGAGATATTTGAAGAACGCCTCCGGGAGTTCTTCCAAGGGATGGTATACAAGCTGGACTTAAACGCGCACAAGAGAACGCCAGATGTCACCGACATCCCAAGCATGGTAATTCTATTAGTGGAGGAGTTAACTGAATTCACCAAGCAATTCAAGCAAGACAAGGATGACGCAAACACTCTGATCGAGCTGTTCGACACCGCGAATTTTGCGTTCCTTATATTTTTGGCGCTGCGCAACAGAGGCGCAGCCGACTGGAGAAGTGGGCCGAGGGGAATGTCAAATGAATCTACTTGAAGTACAAAAAGCAGCGTTAAAGGCATCCGATGGTAAGCATGGATTCGCTTTTTTCCTAGAAATGGGGCTCGGTAAAACGCTCGTAACATATATGGACTTTCTGAGGGAAGTAGAGCGGGGACGAGTGAAGCGAATGGTGGTCGTGTGCCCTAACTCATTCAAAGGAGGCTGGGTCGACGAAGCGGATAAACACGAACTACGCGTTTCCCCATACGTTTTTAATTCCGGAGATAATTACAACAACGACCGGTTCATCAAGGGTCCTTTCGATAGGCCACCAGTGCTCATCGTAAACTACGAAGCTATCCGGTCCAGGCACGTTCAGAATTACATCTATAAGTTCATCAATGGCAGACCCTGCTTTATCACTTTCGACGAAAGTATACAGCTTAAAAACAACAAGTCG